GGGCAAGTCTATCTGTTTTCTATTTTGGTGCGATTCTAATGCCTGTTACTAGACGATTAGAAGACTTACCTAAAGATTTAGATAGTCAAATTAGTGCAGATTTTAATGAGTTACTGCAAGAAGTTCATACAGACTTGTCAGATAAAAATGAAATGCCAGTATGGACAGGTTTTTTTGCTTCTAGCTGGAAGATTCAGGGAACTCCTCTTATTCCAACAGATAAAGTAGAAAATTACGAACCCTGGGCAAGCATAAAAAGAGAAGCCTCAGAAGAATTTTTTAGAACAGGAAAATCTTCAAGACCTGAAAATCCTGAAATTAGGCCACGATTTCCTATTGGAGAAGAACAAAGAGTTTTTAATTATAAAAAACCTGTTTATATTGGAAATAAAGCAGTTTATTCAATATATGTTTTAGAGTCTGGCAGATTACAAAGATATTTAGGTGGTTTAGGAAAAAAAATAAAAAGAAAAATGACTGATAAAGGTAAAGTACGATTTGGACAACGATATACTACAAAAGGTTTTGGATCAGTTAAACCAAAAACTATTATTCAGTATTAGGATTTTTAGTTATGACTTTAGTAAACACAAGAGCAGCATTTGAAAAAGCAGTAACAGACGCAGTTGCAGCAGCAGATAATACTGTTGAGATGGTTTATGATAATGTTCATTTTATAACTCCAGGAAAAAGTAAAAAGTATATTTTAATGAGTGTAGATTTTAACCAATCAACTTTACAAAATCAGGGAGCAGCTTCAGATTATTACGCTGGTGTTATTCAATGTAATGTTTACGTTCCAAAATCAAAAGGTACTTCTGTTTTATCGTCTATTTCTGAAGCTGTTATTGATGGATTAACCTCTGTTAACGCTTCTAATTACACAGATACTTTTAGTTGCAAACCTAGAGTATTAGATATAAATGGCCCAACTCCATTAGAAATAGAGGATAGAAGTCATTTCATTGGAATAATATCTTGTCAATTTTCAGCAAACGCTTAGTATAATAGAATAGCAATCTAATAAATTTATGGAAGCGATTGAACTGCTTAAAAACAAATTTGGTGTAAGCCAGAAATATTTGTATGAATTAAAAGATGGAGAAGAAACAGTTTTAGAAATTTACTGGAATCCATTAACTCTTGCTGAAAGAGAATCTATCGTTGCTATGTCTGGAGATAATTCATCTGCTGATGATTTTGCATTAAGTCTTTTAATTACAAAAGCTCTTGATAAAGATGGAAAAAGATTATTTCAAGATGGTCATAAAGCATCTTTAAGAAGAGAAGTAAATGCTTCTATTCTTCAAGAGATACAATTAGCAATGTTAAACTCTGGATCTGAATATAAAATGGAGGAAGCGAAAGCAGATTTAAAAAGCTAATAATAACTGGCATTTTATATTTTTTCTAGCTTCAGAATTAGGTCTTACTGTTCGAGAACTATGTCAACAGATGACTCAAGAAGAATTGATAGGCTGGTCTGGATATTATGAATTAAAAAGAGAGATAGAAGAAAAAACAATTCAAGAAACAAAAAATAAATCACGGGCAAGAAAACGCTAAAAGCGGTAAACTAAAATAAAGTTTTAATTTTGCTGTGGCCGATTACGGTGTAAATATAAAATTTAATATTGTAGGAGAATCTGGTCTTGATAGAGCAAAAAAGAAAGCAGAGCAGTTAGCAAAAAGCGTAGATAGTATTCGTGGTATTGATATAGAGAATCCTAGAAATATTGGAGGCAAAGGAGGAAAAAAGTCTCGTAATCAGATAAAAAAATACAGACAAGATATGGAAAATCTTGTCGATACTGTAAATAAAGGAGAAAAAGCTTTTGGTAAAACTGCTAATCAACAAATGGCAGCAGCAGATACTCTCCAAGAATATGTAAACCAATTAACTATAGGAACACCAAAACATAAAGCTGCCACTGCTGCCTTACATAAACAAACAAAAGGCCTAGATTTGAATAATAGTATGTATCTTCAAAATACTAAACTTCAAAATCAAAATACAAAATCAACCAAAGAAAACTCAAAAGCTAAACAACAAAACGCTAAATATCAAAAAGGTAATATGGGCAATATTGCTAGTAGTGCAATTATTGGTGGTGCGTTTCCTTTATTGTTTGGACAAACAGGAGCAGCAGCAGTTGGTGGTGCAACTGGTGGTGCTTTAGGTGGACTAATAGGAGGCCAGTTTGGTTTTGCTTTATCTATTTTAGGTACAGCGATTGGAACTTTTATAGAAGAACAAGATAAATTAGATCAATCTTTATCAAAGATTAGTAGATCATTTGAAAATGCTGGAAGCTCTGCTGGTTTTACAAGAGATGCTTTTAATGATTTAAAAAGAACAACAGGAATGACTAAAGATGAAGTTCTTGGTCTTGCTTCAGCATTTGCAAGATATGGAGAAGCAGGGGAATCTGCTGCATTTATTTTTGGCGATAATCCTCAAACTTTTAAAAATTTAGCTGCAATGCGTGATACTAAAACACTTGTAACAGCAATATTAGATGAACAAAATGGATTAAGTATTCAACAACAAATTCAATTATTGAGAGAAGCAAAAATAACAAGTTTTAAAGATGTTCAATTAAAACTTAATCGAATGATACTGGAAGAAAATTTTAGAAGAGAAATATCAGAGGCAAGACAAATAACAAGACAAGATAAAATAGCAGACATACTTAAAGGCCAGTTGAGAACAATGATTTTAATGAAAGTTCCTTTCTTGGATCTTCAAAAGGTATTTCCTGAGTTCTTTAAAAAAGCTGCTGAAAAAGCTGAAGAAGATGTTGCAAGGATTACAGCAGAATTTGAGGAATTGACAACTGAGTTACCAAAAGTTCAAGAGTTGTTAGCAGAATTAGATACTCAAGTTCTAGGCATGAGTTATAGTATTCCATCTGCGATAGATTCAGTATCAGCAGAACTTAAAAAGTTAACGAGTGTAGGTTATATGGTTACGACTGTTGCTGATTCAGTAGGAAGTGCTTTTGGAGAATCATTTAAAGGAATAGTAAGCGGATCAATGACAGCACAACAGGCTTTGGCAAGGCTTTTCCAAAGAACAGCAGATGCTTTCTTAGATATGGCTGCACAAATGATTGCAAAACAGATAGAAATGAGAATACTAGGTATTGGATTGAAATTCTTTGGAGGTGGAGGTGGTGGCGAAACTGATGTTTTTGCAGGTAAGGGTTTAACCGCAGCAACACCAGGTGAAGTTACGATGGCTGATTTTAATAGAGCAAATGGTGGGCCGGTGAAAGGTGGTAATAGTTACATTGTCGGAGAACGTGGGCCTGAGTTATTTAGTCCAGGTGTATCGGGAATGATTACACCAAATCATGCTCTTGGTGGTTCAACAAATATAGTAGTAAATGTAGATGCTTCTGGTACTTCAACTGAAGGAGATCAAGCAAACGGAGAAGAATTAGGTAGATTAATAGGAGCAGCAGTTCAAGCCGAACTAATTAAAGAAAGAAGACCAGGAGGTTTATTAGGATAATGGCTACTTTCCCCTCAATCAGTCCTACTTATCAGGCTCGTAAAACTACAAAGCCCAAAATAAATATTGCTCAATTTAATGATGGCTACCAACATAGAATTAAATTTGGATTAAACACTATTCCATATGAATGGTCGCTTAATTTTGATGTAAGTGAAGCAGATTCAGACACAATAGAAGCATTTCTTGAGGCTAGAGCAGAAGATGGTGCTTCCTTTGATTGGCAACCTCCTGGAAGTGGTGCTGCATATAAATGGATATGTCTTAGTTGGACTAAAACAATTCCTTATGTAAATAGAGCTAAATTAACTATGACGTTCCAACAAGTATTTGAGCCTTAATGACGAGTCCTGTATCAGAACTACAAAAAATAAATCCAAGTAGTATTATTGAGCTTTTTCAACTTGAGTTAATAACTGCTATTCATGGTTCTAATACAATTTACTATTTTCATAATGGAGTAAATACTAATGAAAACCAAGACGTAATTTTTGCTGGCAATCAATATACAAGGATGCCGATAGAAGCCCGTGGTTTTGATTTTACTTCTAAAACATTACCTCGACCTCGTTTGTCTATTTCTAATATTTTAGGAACATTTACAACTTTAATATTAACTTTACCTCAAGGATTAGAAGGAGCAAAAGTTACTCGTATCAGAACTTTAAGTAGATATATTGATAATGTAAATTTTCTTGGTGGAGATATTTTATTAGAAGATGGTAGTTTTTTATTGCAAGAGAATGGCAGTCAGATAGATATGGAAGCTGGCATCAATCCATTTGGTACGCCTGATCCTACTGCCACATTTGCCACTCAAATATTTTTTATAGACAGAAAAGTTGCAGAAAATAGAAATGGAATAGAATTTGAACTAAGTGCTAAGATGGATTTAGATGGAGTACGTTTACCAAAACGTCAGGTGTTACCACAAGATTTTCCTGGTGTTGGATCGTTTTTTGCATGACTTGGCAAGATAAAGCATTAGAACACGCTATACAAGAACAACCAAGAGAATCTTGTGGTCTTTTAGTTATTAAAAAAGGAAAAGAAGTTTATTTCCCCTGTAAAAATTTAGCGTTTGATCCGTCAGATCAATTTATTATTGATGCTGATGATTGGGTAAGGATTGAAGATAATGAAGGAGAAATAGTTGGTGTTGTTCATAGTCATCCAGTTACCAGTGCAAAACCAAGTGAAGCAGATAGAGTTGCCTGTGAAAAGTCAGATTTAAAATGGTGGATAGTACAGCCACAACTAAAAGATTGGCAGTATTGCGAACCGTGTGGTTATAAAGCACCTTTAATTGGTAGAAAATGGGTTTGGGGTGTTACTGATTGTTGGAGTTTATGTAGAGATTGGTATAAAGAAGAGTTGGGAATAGAGCTTATTGATTGGGTTAGGCCAAACGATCCAGAAGATTTTATAAAAAACCCAATGTTTGTAGATTGTTTTGCAAAAACAGGATTTAGAGAATTACATCCAGAAGAAGATTTACAATATGGAGATTTATTATTAATGTCAATAAGCAGTAGCGGATTAAATCATATTGGTGTTTACTTAGGACAGCAAACAGTTTTGCATCATTTACAAAATAGATTATCAAGTCGTGATCTATTAGATGAATGGTTGTTAAAATGTACAGGTAAGAGGATTCGTTATGTTAAGGAAAATTAAACTATACGGAGAACTTGCAAAGTTTTTAGGTCAGAAAACTTTTGAAGCTGAAGTTCATAATGCTGCACAAGCAATAAAATTCTTACTTGTTAATTTTCCACAGTTAGAAAAACATATGGGAGATAGACATTACAAGGTATTAGTTGGTAATTGGGAAATAAAAGAAGAAGAAATACATTATCCAAATGGACAAGAAGAGATCAAAATTATTCCTATTGTTGGAGGAGAAGGAGGTAGAGGTCTTGGAAGATTTCTAGTTGGAGCAGTATTAATAGGTGTTGCGATTGCTAACCCTTTTGGTACAGCAGCTATAGGTACTTTTGGAGGAGAAATTGCAATATCTCAACTTGTAGGAACTATTGGTGCAAGTTTGGCTTTTCAAGGACTTGCCCAAATGTTAACACCTGTTCCCGAAATAAAAGAACAGGAACAAGATCCTAGATTGTCATTTAATTTTAGTGGAATACAAAATACATCAAGGGCTGGTGTTCCTGTGCCTGTAATTTATGGAGAGACTATGGTTGGATCTGTTGTTATATCAGCAGCGATTGAAAACGAACAGGTAGAAGTATGAAGATTATAGGCTCTGGTGGTGGTGGAAAAGGAGGAGGTGGAGGTGGTGGCACTCCACATGAAGAAAAAGATAATCTCGATTCTAAATCTTTTGCTAGGATTCTTGATCTTATAGGAGAAGGTGAAATAAGTGGTTTAGTTGATGGTGCTAAATCTATATTTTTTAACAACACGCCATTACAAGCTGCTGATGGTAGTTTTAATTTTAAAGATGTCTCATTTGAGACAAGAACTGGAACATCTAGTCAGACTGTAATACCAGTAACAAGAAATGTTGCTACAACAAAATCAGTAGCGGGTGCTGGAACATCAATTCCTCAAGGCAGTGCTGGAAGAGTTATACAGATAACTGATTCAGATGTTGATGCAGTTTCTGTGCAAATAACTGTTCCTGCATTACAACAATTAAGTGATGAAGGAGATATTTTTGGTACTGATGTAGAACTAGCAATTCTTGTTCAATATAGCGGTGGCGGTTATCAAACTGTTTTGTCTGGTGGTTCGGCAAAAATAGCTGGAAGAACACCTGATCCATATGTAAGAGATTATCTTGTAAATCTTAATGGTGCTTTTCCTGTAAATATAAAGGTACAAAGGATTACAGCAGACAGTACATCATCAAAATTACAAAATGAAATTCAATTCAACACATATGTTGAGATTAAATATGACAAAAGAAGTTACCCAAATAGTGCTTTAGTTGGTTTAAAAGTAGATGCAGAACAATTTTCATCAATTCCATCTCGAAAATACTTAGTAAAAGGTATAAAAGTAAAGATTCCACATAATGCAACAGTTAATGCTGATGGCAGCTTGTCTTACACAGGAACATTTAATGGAACGCTAGGTGCAGCACAATATACAAACGATCCAGCTTGGTGTTTGTATGATTTACTCACTTCTAGTAGGTATGGACTAGGTGCTCATGTTATTGAAACTGAAATAGATAAATTTAGTTTTTATGCAGCTTCAGTTTATTGTTCACAACAAGTTGATGACGGCACAGGAACAGGCGGTACTGAACCTCGTTTTACTTGCAATGTAAATATTAATAATCAACAAGAAGCATATAACGTGATAAATCAGATGTGTTCTGTGTTTAGAGCCATGCCATACTATGAAGCTGGTAATTTAACCATTACACAAGATGCTCCAAAAGATGCTAGTTATCTATTTACACTAGCTAATGTCTTAGAACCTGGATTTACCTATTCAAATACAAGTCAAAGACAAAGACCTACAGTTGTAATCGCAAAATACTTGGATTTAGAATTGAGAGATATAAACTATGTTGAAGAAATTGATACTGCAAACCAATCAAGGTATGGAACAGTTGTTAAGAATATTGATGCGTTTGCTTGTACATCAAGAGGTCAAGCTGCACGTTTAGCAAAATGGCTGCTCTATATGAGCAATGTGGAACGTGAAACTGTTGCATTTACTACCTCTATAGATGCTGGTGCAGTTGTAAGACCAGGTCAGATTATTGAAATAGCTGATCCTGTTCGTAGCGGAGAAAGAAGAGGTGGTCGTATTGTTTCTGCAACAACTAATTCTGTAACTGTAGATGATGCCACTGGATTAAGTATTCAAGGTGCATCAACACTAAGTGCTGTGTTACCTGATGGCACAGTGGAACAAGTTACAGTCTCAGGTATTACTAATAATGTTTTTAGTCTTGGTCAGCACTTTTCTGTTGCACCAAATCCTAATAGTGTTTGGATATTTGAAACGAGCACTATTCTTACAACAACTTGGAGAGTATTAGAAGTTAAGGAGCAAGATAGAACTAATTATGTTATTACCGCTAGTGAATATAATTCTGGTAAGTACAACCATATTGAAAATGGTATAGCGTTACCAGTAAGAGATGTAACTAATTTAGACATCCCACCAGCAGCACCATCAAATGTTAGTGCAACAGAAGTCATTTATGAAAATACTGGAATAGCAAGAGTAAAAATTGTTGTTAGTTGGACTAGCACTTCAGATACACATTACATTCGTTACAGATTACAGAATGGAAACTTCATATCAAGAACTGTAGATAATTCAAAAAGTTACGAAATTCTAGATACTATTGCTGGTAATTATCAGATTGAAGTTTATAGCGTAAGTTCTTCTGGTTTACGATCCACAACCTTTAACACACCGCAAAGTCCATTTTTTGTAGCAAAGGGTAAAACTGATCCTCCTTCTAATGTCAGTGGAGTTAGTTTATTACCGATTGACGAGACAAGTGCAATACTAAGTTGGAATCGTGCCACAGAACTTGATGTATTGTTAGGTGGCAAGACTTTGATCAGACACTCTAGCAAAACAACAGGTGCTCAATGGAAGGATGGACAGAATATTGTTGTAGCTGCTGCTGGAAACCAAACACAAAAAATTGTCCCTTTGCTTGCAGGAACTTATCTAATTAAATTTGAGGACGATGGTGGACGGGAAAGTCCTTCACCAGGCTCACAAGATTCTGCGTGGAATAATACTAGAGTTACTACGAATCTACCAGCACCATCTGAAAGATTGTTAGTAGGAGATGTAGATGAACATACACCAAACTTTACTGGTTCAAAGACAAATACAGTTTATGATTCTTCTTTAGATGCCTTAAAACTTGCGATAACTAATAACGCGGTATCTACTACTGGAGAATATGTTTTTGCTAATTCTGTAGATTTAACACAGCCATATGACGTAAACCTAAGAAAAGTTCTTGAAGCATCTAGTTTTAACTTAAATAATTTATGGGATGATAGAGTTGATTTAGTAGATGATTGGGGATATATAGATCAAGTTGGTGGACTAACTGAAGCTACTAAGTGTAATGCTGCTGTTTATGTAAGATCAACAAATGATGATCCATCAGGATCACCAACATGGAGTGCTTATAAAGAGTTTAGTAATGTTCTAATTACAGGTAGAGCATTTGAATTTAAAGCAATATTAACAAGTAATGACACTAACCAAAATATAGCTGTCACTAAATTAGGTGCTAAATTAGAATTACAGGGAAGAACAGAATCTATCTCGACTCCAGTTACTACTGGATCATCTCAATATTCTGTTTCTTTTACAAACGCATTTAAGCAAACACCAACTGTAGTAGTGACTCCAACTAATCAACAATCTGGGGATTTCCATGAACTTGCTAATATAAGTAGGACAGGTTTCCAAGTCACTTTTAAAAATGGCAGTTCAGCAGTTGCAAGATCATTTGTATGGGCAGCATCAGGTTTTGGTAAGGAGGTCACATAATGAGTAATACGTCAGATTATAATTTAGCCAACCAAGTGGGTTCTTCTTTTAGAGCCGAACTTAATACTGTATTAGGGGATGTTCAGTCTTTAAATAGTGGATCGTCAGATCCTACAACTACTGTTGCTTACAAGATATGGGTAGATACTTCAACAAACTTACTAAAAATTAGGAATAGTTCAAATAATGGCTGGTTGGTTTTAGGAAGTCTGACAGATGCAGCACATACTAATAACTTTGGATTAGCAACAAAAGCTGATCCAGATTTTACAGGCACAGTAGATTCTGCTGGTGATATTGTTATGGCTGGTACTGGTGCTTTAAAACTGCCAAATGGTACAACCGCCCAAAGACCAACAGCAGCTACAGGTCAGATAAGATTCAATAATACTACGACAGAATTTGAAGGATATAACGGATCAGCCTGGGGTGGTTTAGCTTCTGGAGTGCCTGTAGGTACAATCCTTGCTCATGCAGCTAACACACCACCAACAGGATTTTTAGAATGTAATGGATCGAATATTAGTAGATCAACTTATGCAACATTGTTCTCTACTATATCTACAACATTTGGTGTAGGAGATGGATCATCAACCTTTGCTTTACCTGATCTAAGAGGACAATTTATTAGAGGTTGGGCAAATACTGGCAGTACTGATGCAAGTAGAGTTTTTGGTTCGACACAAACAGATCAAAACAAGAATCACACCCATACAACAGATTCAACAAGTTTAACTGGTGGTATCAGAAAAATATCAGAAGGTTTTGGTGCTGGCGGTTCTGCAACTGGTGTATTTACAAAAACAGCAGATGGAAATAACACTATTACAGGTAGTTCTTCTACTAGCCCTGTGGGTGGTGTAGATTTTGATGGCACTCACACTCATACAATATCAAGTAGTGGTGGTGGAACTGAGGCACGACCCACAAACCTTGCTTTAATGTACATAATCAAGTTCTAATTATGACAAATA